CCGTTGAAGAAACCATTGGCGAGGCGCGTGAGTTAGCCAAAGAGATTTGGAGCGACAAGGCTGCAAACGATTGGCTGCAACGCATTTTGTATGGCTCACCAGCTGGCTGGGAAAGCAACTCGCCTTCTGCCAATTTTTTAAAGCAGCGCAAGCTGCCGCCCGAGGCCGACAAGCTCTTGACCAAGTATTACATCGCAGACCCAAGCGAGACAGTAAGAACGTATTTGCGCGGCGCTGTTCGCAAGTCTGAATACAACCGACGCTTTGGCAAGATGTCCGGAGACAGGGGCAACACCCAAATTGACACACTCTTTGAGAACTTGCGCAAAAGTGGCGTGAGCGGCGAGGATGTTGAATACATCGAGAAGATCGTCAACCAAGAAACCGGCAACACGCGTGGCAATTTGCCGCGAGGTGCTGAGCGCTTGCTAAACAACACCCAAACCATTGGAACAATGGCGCTGCTGGGTCGCGTTGTCTTAACGTCCCTGGCCGAGCCGATTGCCGTTGGATTTCAAACAGGCAAAGCATTAGATGGCTTTGCTGCCCTGGCATCAACAATCAGAGAGATCGTCCCAACTGCCAGCATTCGCGAGAAGCGCGCTTTAGCAAGAGCGCTTGGCATTGTGGCCAGCCCTTACACCACAGATATTTTGGCTAATCGTTTTGGCGGTCAATTTAGCGAAGACCCCAAGATCAGCAAAGTCTCAGCTCGCTTTTACGCTCGCGTCGGTTTGACCGGCTTGACCAATGCGCAGCGCCGCTCAGCCATGCAGCTGGGTGTTGCGTACTTTGTAGAGATGGCAGAAACGATTAACGATCCGGATGCCAGCGCCCAGGACAAAGCAGCAGCAAAACGCGAGCTGGTTGATTTTGGGTTGCAGCGCAACGACCTGGATGAGTTTGCGACTTGGATGATGCAGTTTGGCGATCGGCTGCCAGCACTTGAAGAGATCACCGATGTCAACGGCCAGCTCACAGAGTTTGGAATGATGCTCTCGGTGGGCGTTGGTCGTTTGGTCAACCAGGCCATTCAAAACCCCAAAGGCGTTGATCGACCTTACGCAGCTAACACGACCATTGGTCGCATGGTGTACGGGCTGCTGAGTTTCAACATGGCTTTTTCTCGCAACATCATGATTAAAAGCTGGAAGATGATTACAAGGGAGGCCGAGCAGCAAGGGGCGCAAAAAGCAGCCTGGCTTGCTGTTAGAGCCGTGGCATTCCCAGCACTCGCTTTGTACGCCGGTCATTTTGTCGTGACGATGATGCGTGAGGCGCTGCTGAACCCTGACAAGTGGGACGACGAAGAGAAGAAGGGGAACTTGTACGCCTACCTGGTTGGCCTGGCGTTTCCTGTCGGCTCTTTCTTTGCCGTGAATTTGCAGCGCATCTTGAGCGGCTTCATGCTGCCCAACAGCGACAAGAACAACAAGGTTGAAACGACACAGCTCAAAGCAGCTTACGAGCTAACAGCGCAACCGGCATTAGGTTACGCCGTTGGTGCATTGCCAGGCGGCCCGTTGCTGGGTGCTGCCTATGGTGTGGGATATGGCTACTTATCAAGCCCCGCTTTTAAATCACAGTTTGCCGAATTCTTTGTAGGTCCTAAAGACACCGACAAAAAGAAGGACGCTGGCATCCCTTTTTAGGAGAGTAAACATGGAATGGTTAAAACAAATCGCACCGACCATCGCAACCGCGCTTGGCGGCCCCTTGGCTGGCATGGCTGTCTCAGCTGTGAGCAAGGCCATCGGGGTTGATCCGGACAAGGTAGGCGACTTAATCAGCAACAACAAACTCAGCGCTGAGCAGATCGCGCAGCTCAAGCTCGCGGAGATCGAGCTGCAACGCCAGGCCCAGGAGCTTGGCCTTAACTTTGAGAAGCTGGCCAATGAGGACCGCAAGTCCGCTCGCGACATGCAGACGGCGACCAAATCCATTGTGCCGCCAGCCCTGGCCATTGCCATCACGCTGGGCTTTTTTGGCATCCTGGTGATGATGCTCTTTGAGCGCGTCGATAGCAACAACCCCGCTATTTTGATGATGCTCGGCAGCCTGGGAACAGCCTGGACCGGAATCGTGGCGTACTACTTTGGCTCCTCAGCCAGCAGCGCGGCCAAGACGGAGATGCTCTCCAAAGGAGCTGCCAAATGAAAGCACTCTTTGAGCAAAGCTTGGCCAAAGTCTTGGAGCACGAAGGCGGCTGGTCCGATCATCCATCCGACCCAGGCGGAGCCACTATGAAGGGCGTGACCCTGGCCACTTACAGCAAGTTCCTGGGGAGGCCAGCAACCAAGGAGCAGCTGCGCGCCATCAGCGACGCTGAGCTGGGTACGCTGTACCGAAATGGCTATTGGGATGCTTGTAAATGTGACGAGCTTCCGGCGGGGCTGGACTACCTGGTGTTTGACTTGGCAGTAAACGGCGGACCAGGCAGAGCAGCCAAAACGCTCCAGGCAGCCGTCGGGGCAAATCCGGACGGGGCCATTGGACCGGCCACGCTCAAGGCAGTCAACCAGGCAGTCGAGCAGCGCGGCCTGGCAGCCGTTGCCAAGGAGTTTTCCCAAAAACGGCAAGCCTTTTATGAGGCGCTGCCGACCTTTGCGGTGTTTGGAAAAGGCTGGACCCGACGGGTCAATGACTCCTTTGACACGGCATTAAGTTTTGGCCAAAGCGACGGAACGGCATTGGCTTGAGGTACACTATTGCTGGTCTTGAGAGGTTAAAAAGCGCAATGAAAAGCGCAACTGATTTTTGTAGGTTGTCGAAAAATCGGTTTTTTTCCTTTTATATCAACAACGTAGGCGCGTAGCTCAGCTGGTTAGAGCACCACCTTGACATCATTAAATGGCGACTGTTGATCCGACATCATAATCAATGGTTTAGCGGGGTTACGAGTGGTGTTGTATGGTGTATGTCTGACGCAAACCGCCATATTCTGCGTTTTATAGCTAATAGAACGCAGAATAGAACCCCGTCTGATCCCTCATACAAGGCTGGGAATAGCAGCCTCCAAAGCAGACTTTGGGCGCGCAGCAAGCATGTTGATCGCGCCACGCAGATACTCCGGTCTGTAATGTAAATAGTTCTTTTCGACAGTCACCAGCTGGTCCCCCATGAGGGCAGCAATCTCTACCATCGACACCCCGTTTTGAGCCAGCCTGGTCCCAAAGGTGTGGCGGAATGTGTGGGCCGTAACGTCCTCGAGCTTGTGCTTTTCGATAAACTTTTCAAAGGTTTTGCGGATTTGACCAGGATGGTCCAGGACGTACTCGGACTGCCGCTCTTCAAAAGCGCGCTCCAGGATTGGCCGCAGCGCGTCCGTTAAAGGGATCGTAGGGCGGCGCTTGTTGGTTTGGGTACGACCATAGGGATTGAGTGACAAAAAGCCTTCCTCCAGGTCCACCTGGTCCCAGGTCAGCTCTCTTAGCGCTCCGGCCCTGGAGCCGGTTTCCATCAGCAGCCAAATGAATCGGTGCAAGCGACTGATGCGAGCTGGCTTGGCAGCTGGCTTGGCCAAGGCCCGGACTTGATCCAGCTCTTCCTCAGATAAGACACGTTGCCTGGCCTTACCCATCGGCGGCAGCTCGATGTAGCACAGCTGCTTGTGATCCATGCGCATTTCTTTAGGCTCAACGCGCTTGACCATGAAAGCAAACACGGCGCGCATGATGCCAAGCTCTTTGCGGATTGTGCTGCCAGCAACAGGAGCGCGGCCCTGGGAGGGGACACCTTCCAAGCGGGTCTTGGTGTAAGCCTGGATTTCTTTTGAGGTGATATTTTCCATACGCATGTTGCCAAAGTACCAGTTGAGCTGCACACCAATAAAGTGGATGTGACGCGGGGCCGCAGTACGGCGCTCAACGTGCTGCTCTGTGTAGAGCTGCCAGGCAAATTCAAAGGTCGGTGTTTTTTGCGCTACCTGGTATTTTTCCCTGGCCTCTAACCAGCCCTGGAAACGGCCTTGCGCTTGTAGAAAATCAGCTGTCCGTAGGCTTGCTCTTTGGCTTCTGCCATTTTCGCTAAACGCGACGTAGTAGTTGCCGTTCTCGAGCTTGATTCTTGGGGGTAGTTCTTTTCTTGGCATGTGTTCTCCTTGATCCACATTTCTAATGAGGCGCGATCAATCATTACCTTGGCGCGCCCAGCTCCCGGAATGTATTGCAGCTGACCTTTTTTTCTCAGCTCGGGCCATCAGCTCTTCGGGCTTGCAGCCCAATGTATTTGCGAGCTTGGCCAAGTTGTCCGGGGACGGCGTGGACCGAGCACGGATGTAGGTAGAGACAGCATCTCTGTTGAGGCCAGAGTACCTGGCAAGCTGGCTTTGATTCCAGCCTTTATTTGTCATTCGCTCATACAGAGCTTTGGCGAACTCTTCTTTAGTTGTATTGCGATTGCTCATCTCCAGCGCGCCCTTTTGGAGCGGTTTGGGTTGAGTTACAAACTTAGTCATGGCAGCCCTTAAAAGTTCCAGTAATCATAACAGACAAGATGTCTGAGTCAAGCGACAATCATATAGCAGACATGATGTCCGAATACGATTTTGCAAAAAAAAATTCCAGGGTGTGTTTACATCTGCCATGTTGTCTGATACGATTTGTGACAAAAGAGTGTCATCATACAAAAAGACGGGTTTATGAGGGGTACAAAGTTGAGTCAAGTTGAGCTAGATTGTTGGGCAGTAGTCGCGCATTTTGGCGGCCTGGCAAAAACATCCAGGCAAACGTCGGACCTCATGTGGGCGATGTCGGTAATAAGGGGCAGGGGTGATGAGCATGATTCAGTCGAGCATGCTGAATGGATCATCAAGCAGATTGAAGAAAACGGCGCGACTCTCCGTATTCGCAAAAAAGCAGCCATCTTTTTAGAAGGCATGGGACCTAGGTATGGTAATTCTCGGCATTGATCCTGGGCTTTCCGGGGCGATTGCTGTGCTGGACCTATCCAACAAATTGCTGGCCGTACACGACATGCCAACGACAACGATTCGCAGCGGAAAATCAGACAAAAGGCAGTTGTCTGAGGCCATGCTGTCGTCATTGGTTAAGCAGACGAATGCCCAGCACTCTTACCTTGAATTTGTATCAGCAAGACCGGGCCAGGGCGTTGCTTCCATGTTCAATTTCGGGGTGGGGTATGGAGCCATTCGAGGCGTGTTGGCGGGGCTTGGGGTTCCTATGTCAACAGTCACACCAGCTAAGTGGCAGCGTGATCTAAACCTAGCAAAAGGCAAGGACGCAAACCGCGCCCGAGCTGCACAACTATTTCCTGAGTTCGCTTACCTTTTCTCCCGCGTCAAAGACGACGGCAGAGCAGATGCAGCCTTAATCGCGTGGTGGGGTGCTCGCCACGCATACATGCAAAAAATTACTGAAAGTGTATGAAATGACGACAGACACAAATGGATTCACAAGACACGGCATTGACCATCTCTCCCCCAGCTCGCTCAATATGAGCATGGGGTCGATGAGCGCCTGGTGTGTGCGTTACCTCATCAACCAGCGTTTCCCAAGTGGCGGTGAAGCAGAGCGCGGCAAGGCTGTGGAGATCGGCGTATCGCATGGAGTCTTTACCGATGCCAGCGACCAAGAGTGTATTGACCTGGCGCTTGATGGATTTGATCGCGTCATGCAGCTGGATGAATTTCTTAGGTTTCAAAAGCGCGACGAGTGGCGCGACCAGGTAATTGCAATGGTCCCAATGGCGCTTGCAGAGCTGCGGCCTTTAGGAAGGCCAACACCTCCCGAGGGTGGCCAACATGAGATTGGCATTGCTTGTCGATTTAGAGAAGGCGAGGGCGGCACAGTTCACATCAAGGGCTTTCTTGATTTTTATTACAAGGACATGCCCTTGGTTGTTGACCTCAAAACCACGGGCCGCATGCCAGGTGCGTTCAGCCAAGCGCATGCAATACAGGCCAGCATCTATGCAAAAGCAATGAATGCACCGGTCAAGTTTTTGTACGTCACACCAAAGAAGGCTGCTTGGCTTGAGATTACGCCCATTCAGATTGAGATTAGCTTGGGGATTGTTAAAGATACTGTTAAGCGATTAGAAAGATTTTTGTCGCTCAGCGAGGATGGCAAGCTGCTCACAAAAAGCGCTTCACACGACCCAAGCAGCTTTTATTGGCGTGGGGCCGACCATCTCTTAGAGCACGTTGCATGAACACATGCAATCACTTGCACTTGATCTTGAATACGCACTTCAGCGATCTAGCTCGGGGCGTACTCCGGAGCAAGACATGTTCTTTGCTGTCATTCGGCAAGCCTTTGAAGACTTGCGCACAAGTGCTTGGAACACAAATCCACGACGCAAAGATGCGCGTGATTGGCTGCTGCACGACACAAAAGATTTTTTTCTTATTTGCACTCTTGCTGATGTTGATGCGGACCAAATCCGCAACATCGCGAGCCGTTACATCGCGCACCTGGACCAAGGGGGTGCGCCTAAAAGAATCATCCTAGCGGATGGTGAGTAGCTGGGGCTTTCCTCCCCGCCTGGTATCGCCGCACCAGCATAGAACGCGGCGCTAAAACTGTAAAAGGAGCAATCAAATGCCTTTGAATCTTGGTGGTGGTGGCGGAGAAATCCGTCCTTTTATTCGTTTCAAACCTTCAATCAACGCTTGGGAGATGAGCGCTGAAGATGGGGTAGTTGAGTTTGAGTGGAGTTCTCCAGCTGTGTTTGATGTCGAGAACATCAAGCTGGGTTGGTTGTTGTTGGCTGAGGGTGTGCGCGAGTGGCAGCCGTGGCCTGGCAACAAACAAACGCCTCGTCCGGAAGGTGATTGGAAGCAAGGCTTTATCTGCTCTGTGTTTTCCAAAAGCATTTTTAAGGATGAGCCAGTACGCGAATACAGCTCAAGCTCAACCGGCAATGTGGAGTTCATCAAAAAACTTTACAACGAAGCCGAAAGCAAGTTTGGTGATGGCCAGGTCCCGGTCGTGAAGATTACCGGCAACCGAGCTGAACGCATCGGCAAAGGGAACACACGAATCCCAACATTTGAAATTGTTAAATTCGTTGCTCGTCCCGCTGAGCTGCAAAGCTCAATTGAAGAAGAGCCATTGACTCTAAAGACGCCTCCGAAAGCTGCTCCTAAAAAAGTAGAAGTCGAAGAGTTTTGAGTTTTTTGGTTGCCCCTACCCGACGGGGTAGGGGTATTTTTTTCAATGAAGCGCAGCGGACACATCAATGCAAAAAAAGAAAAACCTTCTCGAGACAGCCCAGCGCTATCTTGAGATAGGTTTCGCACCGATACCATGCCACGCACCACACCTCGAGCGCAAATGCACATGCAGACTTGGGGTTGATTGCGTAAGTCCTGGGAAACACCCAGCGATACCTTGGCAAAGGTTTCAAACAAAGAAGATCGACAAAGATCAGCTGCTGATTTGGTTTGGCGACGGCGGAATGTATGAGGACAAAAACATTGGACTCATCACCGGAGCAATCAGCAGCAACATCTTTGCGATTGACGTTGACATCGGCCCTGGCAAGGACGGAGCCGATTCATTACAACAGCTGCAAATGGCCAACGATGATTTGCCTCCAACAATGGAGACAGTTACCGGTGGGCATGGACGGCATCTATTTTTTAGAGCACCTCCAGGTGTGCGCATCATCACGGACAAAAATGTGTTGGGCCGTGGTGTTGATGTGCGAGGCGAGGGCGGCTTTGTTGTAGCTGGTGGCAGCACCCATGCCAATGGCCGCGAGTACGTTTGTGATTTCGATGAGGTGGTTGACGCGCCAGGCTGGTTGATTGACCTAGTAGTGGAGGGCGCGCATCACGAAGGTCATGGCCGTGGGCTGCAAGCATCAACCAACAGCGACAACCCATTTAAAGCAGACGACGGGCGCGAAGGTGTCATGGTCCGCGTCATTCTCTCGACGATCTGCAACTACTTTAGAGACAACCAGCGGCTGCCGACTGAGCAGCAGCTCGTTGAGATTGGCTTTCCGATTTACGTTGAGAAGGTAAAAAGCCGAGCTGATTC